CACCGCTCCCCGTCATTGACGGGCTGTGTCTGACAAAAGGCGATCCGCTCGAACTCATCGACTACGGGCTCAACCTCCAACACCAGACCATAAGGTAGAAAGTGGCCCGGGATAGCTGTGACAATCGTCGGGGCGTCGCGGCGCTCACACACAATGACACAATCGTCACCGTTGTTAGCCAACCTAAAACGTACCCCCAACCTCTGCCGCAACGTCCACATCACCACACACATAATTAAGCAGTTGCCCATGCCGGTATTCATGTCTCCCGACATTCTCCGTCCCTGGACAGCATACTTGATCAGCCCATCAGGGCACCTCGCAAAACCCCTATTTTCAAGCTGCATATTCAGAAGCCTCCGAAGTTTGGGGCGCTGACTCTTGTGGAACAGCCCGCAGTAAATGGCGTGCTCGCCTTGAAGGAGTGCCGTGTTGACGTGCTGGTCAAACCTGGTGGCATCTGTTGGAATAGCCACCGGATCCTCAAACTCGTCCCACATCTCCCTCAACGCACACGCCACTCCTTCCGGGTTCAACCCTTTGAGTACAGTGGAGCCACCCCAAACATCCGCGATACCTTTACACAACGGCTTCTCCAACCGTTTTAGGTACCTACCAACCTCAACGTTATACCTGGGTGACCGTGGCTGGATCACCCGAGGAGCGGGATCGGGTTTAGATGAGAAGTCTATCTTCTCACACTTCACAAACGTAGACAGATACGAGTCACTGACATTCAGTGGACGCATCGACAACGAATCAGCAGCCTTCTGATAAATAGCCCTCTTACGGCCCACATAACTATCCACAAACTGGTTGCGGGTTATGGGGCGGCTTAAAGGCATCACAGCCCAGATCTCTCTGGCAAACTTGCTGAACCCATCTCTGACTACGCTCGCAGAGGGCAAGGCGGGTAGGTGAACGCCACCGGGTCCAATCCGGTATAGCACCCGCTCTTCAAGCCCTCTCCGCACGTTGGCTAGGTTGTTATTATGCACACCATAGTCTGCATTGTGGCCTAACCCTGTAACGGTCCACAATTTGCGCGGTCGGGGCGCCCCACACAGTTCAACCACCTCCCACCGAGATATCGGCCCACCCCGCGTCACCTTGACTACGGGATTGATGCCGATGGTATTTCTACCGGTTGTCTGTTTTAGGCACCCCTAACCGCGACTGTACCTGAGGCCGGCCGACATGCCGACCTCAGACTCCCAGCTCCTGAAAG